TTTACGTTCTCAACTTGCATATCTGTCTAGTCCCATTTCTTTAAATGATTCTCTCCAGCTTATCTTTCGAGAAGCGTCGAGATCGTCTAGGTAGTTGATGAGCGTCTTCCCATGTTCCGGCCATAGGTCTCTTTCCATCATGTGCTTTGTATAGAATTCTACGTTTTCATAGTTAGACCCAAAGTCATGACGTCTTAGCCGGCTTTTTATCTCTTTCTTTATCTCTATAGGTAGGTTCTGAGCCGACATGTGTACCGGCCACTCTACAAAGTCACAGAAGTCAAATGCAAAGTTATATCTCTTTGCCGTTAGGTCGTAGGTCTCCGAGAGATAGAACATACTTACGTTGCTGCATGTCCACTGAAACTTAATTAAGAAGTTACCGTATGCCGAGTACTCTCTGAGCATTTCAAGCTGAGACACGTAGTGGTCCCATTTCATGGGAAACCTAAAGTACTCACCTGCAGCTCTTGGAGCGTCGACAGATACCTGCATCTGCACCATCTTAAAATTAGCTAGCTTTTCAAGCATGTCTCTAGTAAGAAGTGTTAGGTTAGTCACGTAGAATAGTGTTATATTCTTACTATACTCTGATTCTGATATTTTGTCAATAAATTTGTTGTGTTGCTTGTTTGCAAATGGTTCGCCGCCGAGGAATCTAAGACGTTCTGTCTTGTCTATGTTCTCGAGTATAGAGTCCCATATATAAGAGTCTTGCTCTATCCACTTGTTGTCTACTGTATACTTCTCAGTGTTAGAGTACTTGTCGAGCATGTCTTTGTCTTCTTGCCACTTGGAAGAAGCACCAGTTCCACAGTGTATACACTTGAGGTTGCAGATAGTGCCGACCCTCATATCAATGTGTGGAGGGTAGTATGGTACTGAACCGTCGGTGTCAGTTAGAGTTATTAATTTCTCGTACAGCGGATACACGTATTGGTTTTCATATATTTTCTTTGACTTACCTCCCATGCTCTCGACATACTCACACTTACTGCAGTTGCTCGGCCACTTACCGGCTAAGAAGTCGCGACGCATCTCCTTGAAGTACTCAGAGTTCCACTCTTCTTCTATAGAAGAGTCTTTCAGCTTGACGTCGGACTTATTCTGAGAGTACCCACACGCCCTGACTCGCCCAAAGGGATTAGTGCCAAAGTTTACCCATGGCAGTATGCACGGCTTCATGGTTCTGCCCTAAGTAGAGATCTAACTCCTACGGGCCAACCATCTCTGTCTTTTGCTAGGTGTATGGCTTTAGTCGGCGTAAGGTCAAAGTCCTTGCAGACTTGATAGTACTTCTTCTCATATTTCTTCCAGAAGTACTCAGGCCCAAGCTTGTCCATGAACTGGATACCCATGGACATTAGAGCCTGTGTATTCATATTAAAGTCGTTCATGATGCTTACTGCCCCTTCAGGACGACTTCTAGCTAGTCGTATACCTATACGGTTAGATCCCATTCCTCCCTTTGATAGGGAGAAGCCTATAGTCTGAATTGCAGGGTGATCAAAATCAAATTCTATGTCGCGGATGCAGGAGATCCAGGCCCCGTCAATGTGTACGGGTATGTCATATACATGACACTTGTCTAGTATCTCCTGCATCCGCGGGTGCTTGTCTCCATTATACGGGAACGGCATGGAGATCAAGAGTTCAGGTCTATATGGTTGCAGTGGGAATACGTGCTCTGAGTCGTCTACATCAAAGTAGACGATGTTTGGATTTAATCTGAGATGATACTTATAGTCGCTCTCGAGAGTCTTTAAGTTATTACCGAGTCTCTGGTAGAGATCGTCTATATACTGCGTGCATCCATGTATGACGTCGACTCTAGGAAAAGCGTCGAGACCCTTGAAAGTACTAAGCGTATGCTTGCTGAGCCAGAATAGAAAGAAGTCTTTGTAGTGCCGGTCAATGTCTGGCATATGAACTGGACTGTTCTTATAGAAGCCGTCATAGAACTCGTTGATGCTAGCATCGTACATCGGTTGAGGCCTCTTGTATTGAAGCCATTCACGAGTGTATTCTCTATCTGCACTGTCTCTCATACTATATCCTAAGGGGAAAGGTGGGGAGCTTCTGTTGCCAAGTGCTCCCCGAACTCCGATTTGCCCGCATTATATGGCGCGCCGTCTTTCTTTCTCAAGATACCTTGGTTCTTAGTATATGAGTTAGCGTTACAGCAGATCCTGAGATCGCCGTTGTTGCGTATGGAGACGCCGTTCCAAGGAAGCGGGCAGAATGTTTTCACTTGCGATCAACGAAGCTCTTGAGTTCTTCTGCTAGAAGAAAGATTTCGGTCTTCGTGGGGTACTGGAGCTTTGAGATTACAGTCTCGCGCTCAGCTTCATCTCGAATTTCTCGTGCTCTTTCGAGAGATGCGTAGTAGTCGCTCGTCAGCTGGTTCTGAGCGAAGTTAAGAAGATCAAACCTGATCTCAAATGCTGTCTTAGTCATAGTAGTCTCCTGTGTGTTGTGTGCTGTGTTAAGGTGGGGGGATTCTGTTGCCAAGTTCCCCCCGAACTCCGATCAAGCCGCGAGGGCTAGATCATATGCATTGTTGTCGTTTGCATTTACGATTTTGCATCAGTCTCGATCTTGTCTTTACTGCACCCGTCGATCCTATTTCGCCCCCATCAAAGATACACCGTCCTTACGACGCCCCAAAATTAATTGGCTCCAGTAGTTAAGAACGACTCAGCGGTCTTATCCAGTGTATCCGTGGTGGAGGCGGCGGGTACTGCCCCCGCGTCCAGCATGCCTATTCCACTAGATGTCAACGACATCAGCAATTCTATTTATACTATATTACACACCAAATGTCAACCGATATATTTCACGCACATCGAGCAGTGGCTTAACGTAATCGTTGCGCTTCTTTATGAAGACCTGCGGTTCATTGTCATCTACCATGATCATGATAACTATCTGAGGAACTGGAATTCCAGTGAGCTCCTCGTACATGATAGCGTAGGCCGTGGCCTGACAGAAGTAGCCGAGGATCCAGCTCTCCTCTTTCATCTTCTTAGATGTCTTGAAGTCTATGATCGACAGGCGGCCATCGTACTCAGCGACTAGGTCGACTGTGCCGGCCATCTTCAAGTAATCTGAGTAGAGTCTGGACTCCTGAACGTGTATGTTATCGACATGTGAGTCGAGGTACTTGCGAAGCATCGAGAAGTTGAGTTGGTCCTCGAAGTTGTAGTCCGCTGGGTTGATGGGATCTCCGTTGAGGTAGTCCTCACAGAGCTTGTGCATGCGAGTTCCGCGAGCTGCAGCTTTCTGCGAGATCTTAGCGGCTTCCTCTTCGCCGACTCTCTTCTTCCACTTCTCAATTGCCTCTTTTCCTAAGAGGCCAACGACGCTAGTAGCTGAGGGATAGAGATCTCCGGTAGGAGTCTTGTAGTACCTACCGGAGTCCGTGTTGATCTGCTCAAGCTCATCTATCTCTTTGTTCCTGAGAACTTTAGTGAAAGACTTTCTGCTGCTGAGCCATTGCTGTATATGCATTCTGTGGTACCACCATCACTTTTGGATTTTCATAGTTCTCTTTGCGGATGATGAACTCCTTCACCAGTCCAGATCTAACGATATCGTCTATCTCCATCTCAATAGTTGAGAAGTGCCTCTTCATGGCCGCGATGATCTTCATGAAGTGAAAGACGCCCGATCTCTCATCATCGTACTTGAGGTCAGTCTGCCTGTAGTCACCGCAGAAGATGACCTTTGAGTTCTTGCCGAGTCGAGTTACTATAGTGCAGAGCTCGTGGTACGTCATGTTCTGGCACTCGTCTACTATGATGATCATGTTGTCCATAGTAACACCGCGCAGGAACGAGGACGTCTCGAAGTTGATCTGCCCTTTCTGCTTTAGTATCTCGTATGCGTCACCCCTGCCGAACAGCTCAGCGCATATTCCGACGTATGGTGCCTCGTATACTTTTGATTTCTCTTTGATGGACCCCGGAAGGAAGCCCATGTCTCTCGATGGGACGACTGAGCGGATGATGGTAACGCTCTTGTGCTCTTTGAATTTCTCAAGTTCGTTTAGCGCTAGGTACAGTGATAGAAAAGATTTACCGGTCCCTGGCAGACCGTGAATTAGGAGGTTCTTGTTGTTGAAGAATTCTTTGAAGATCTTCTCTTGATTAGTTGTCTTAGGGGCAATTTCCTTTAGCTTTAGGCTGTTCTTTTGTTGTTGGGACTCTTGACGCTTAAGTTGTTTTAGTTCTTTTTTTTCAG